ATGCATAAGAATAACTGTTTTGACACCCTTAGGCACCTGGCAGCACTGATGGTTATATTCAGCCATCACCATGCATTTATGCAGGTCCATGAAGATTTGTTCAGGGGGTTTCTGTCATGGGGAGGAGTTTGTGTTGCAGTGTTTTTCTCTATTTCTGGATTTTTGGTAACTCAGTCAGCGCAGCGCTCACCTGATTATATATCATTCATGACAAAGAGGATTAAGAGGATTTTCCCTGCGCTTATTGTCTGTTCATTTGTCATGATTTATCTTCTCGCACCATTCTATCAACAAAACGCCACTGCATTTTTATTAAGCAAAGATACTTTTGAAAATTTTTTAAAAATTATAATGCTTCTTCCTGCCAGTGTTTCTGATGTGTTCGCAGGTTATAAATATGCAGGATCAATCAATGGTTCGCTATGGACGCTTACACTTGAGTTTACCTGTTATATTGTTGTTGGTTTTCTGCTATTTGTTAATAAAACATGGAAAACGCCAGCTTTTATTTTAGCAATAATTGTTGCTGTAAATATATTTGCAAGTGCAGAAACAAATAATATCACATGGTATAGCATGAATTTAGGATGGCTTGTAAGGTTCGGGATTTGTTTCGCTCTTGGCTCTCTGCTATCCATGACTTTAGAGCAATGGAATAAACCAGGAGTTAAATGGTTTTTGTCTATAGTTTCTGTGTTGATACTTTTTTTATTAAAAGGTCAAATGGAAATACTTACGCTTGGTTATTTTGCTATCACCTTCCTTACTCTTTGTATCGGGATGAGCTTTAAAGATGTCATTGTTAAAGGCCGTTTTGATATTTCCTATGGTCTTTATATTTATGCATGGCCTGTTCAACAGGTTATTGCAAACGAAACCAGTCTCCCTTTTTATGTAAGCATCGCAGCGTCGATGGCCTGCACAGCAGTGCTCGCATGCTTGTCATGGACATTCATTGAAAAGCCATTTTTGAGAAGGAAAAAGCAGACGATTACGGCAGCGAATGCTGAACAGGCAGCATGAAAGAAAGGGCGCTTAGCGCCCTTTTCTTGTTATGTAAGAGGATATTGAACATGCACTCTGAATATCTGACTACCTGATACTGTGGCTCTTACTCTTATCCTGATACGGTTAACGGCGCTTCCATCAAAGTCGTAATACGCCTGAGCTGTGGTATTGCTGCTATAACCCATGCCAACATAAACCTCAGAAGGAACCTCACTAAGTGTTCCAATAGGCGTAATATCAAGATAATTTTCCACTACTCCACTTCCCGTCAGAGTTATCGTGTTGGTCTGCATAACAGTTTCGTAATCAAAAGAGTTTTGATATCGACTGCCAGGCAGATTGAATCTTGCAGTGCCAAATCCAGGCGACACCTTACCAAAACAGTTATTAGTATTTGCAGTAGGTCCGGCCTCAGAGATGCCATATTTTGTATTGGTTAAGATATCTCCTATTTTTGATAGTACTACCCCGCCAGAAACAATAACAGCAGAGCCTCTATTGCTAACGCCGCCTACAATTACACCATCAACACGCGCCCCACTAACCGCACCGAGGAAAATTGCCGAATTAGAATCGAGATATGTCGTGTTTGCAGAGCGATCCATCAAGAAGTATGCGTTAGTTATTTGTGGATTAAGGCAGTAAGACAAGCTTATAGCGGCCCGCCCTTGTGTATCAGTAGATACCGGGTTACAGAAAAAGTTTATTTTGTCTATTTTTGGAAGATTGCAGTTTGACGGCATCAAAATACACTCTTCTATTGAATTTATATGGCAATCATGAATCCACGGTGAAAGAACGCCAGGGCTTGATATCTGCCCTGTTATATCAGGGACGACAGTTTCAGGTAAGCGTGTTCCTCCAATAATGCCCTTTCTCAGATTCATCATTTCAAAATTGAAAATATGAGCACCTTCTGTATAATCAGGGAAAACAATTCCTGTATCACAATAAAAAATCCAGAACCGTGATATTGAAAAATCAACAACGTAACCGTCACCTGCAATAACGATTGCATCACCAATGAAAGCGTTTGCTACAGATGGAACTATGCCGCAATAGCAAAATCCTTCAATGCGGAAGTTCATCACGCTAATCATGTGAATACCACGGAACCAGCCACCAGTCAGAACATCATTACCGGCGATCCTGATGTTCTCAATTGCGCCTCGATACTCTGTGCGGTATCCAAGTTGCGCCAGCGCACTTGAAGAGCCAGGAACAAGTATTTGTGCACGACCATCAATTTTTAGCGCTGTTTCTTTGGTGGTAGCGCTTGGCGTCCCCGTTCTATAAATACCAAAGTCGCGCAACCAGAACTTGCCATCTTTGCTATTAGGAAGCGTAATGACAATACCATCACCTGAACCAGTAAATAAAAATTTACTCAGGCCATCCCCATTTCCGTTGATGCTGATTGCACCAGTAATTGCCAGAGTATGAGAAAGAGAATATGTTTTGCTGAGCATAGAGAAGCCGCCAGTAGCACTAGCAGCCATAGCAGCAGCCCAGTCAATAGACTGTGTTAATGATGTGACGAAAGAATAAACCATCTGCGCTGCGGTCAGCGTTGAGAATCGCTCAGAGAGAGGGTGACTGGTGCCATCACCGATGGCTCCAAAATCTTCCAGAGTTCGATAGTCGGTGTTTTTATCATGCTGCGATCTCGCTACTGCTCCTGCCAATGGAGACTTAACAGTAATCATGGCGTCACCCATTCCAGGGCTAGCGCTGGCAAGCCTCTGCTCTAACTGGTCAGGGTCATATTTTAAGATGTTTGGGAAATAGAATTGCTGAGTTCCATACGCATCATACACAGCCATGCTATATCCCTGAACGGTGACAAACTTTGCTATTTGTCCGCTATATACAGGGAATCCACCAGAATTTATTGATATTGGTTGCGATACCTGAACGTGACTTCCGTCTTCATTTTCAAGATAAACAGGGATTTGGTTTGCGGGGTTTACCGGGTCAGTATCGATCTGACCAATATAAACCTGACCGTTTGCATTGGCCTTAAAAGACCGAGCCATTGTAAAAAGTTGTGATGGCATCCCTACCACAACATTAGCAGTGATATCTGACATGTACTGTGCTCCTGGCGCGAGTAATCACCACAGCTAAGCTGCGGTATGTTTTGTGCATTAGCGTCTGCAAATGCGGAGATAAAAAATCCCGGACTATGCCGGGCTTCATTGTTTGGTGTAGAGTGTTAGAAAGCTAAGGAGGTGGTTATGTATATTTATATTTCTGTCGTTATTATGCTTCTCATATCGTTTTTTATAATAAAAGTATTGCATAGCACTTTTATTAGTCATTCAATTGCTTTGAATAATAAAAAGATGCTTATAATTGAAGCAGAAAAGGTTATCTCTTCCATGGATAACCTATCCTGGGAAGACATGACAACTAAACAGCGGGAGTTGCATGAGTGCGCCGTGGAGAGGTTAAGATTGTTAAAATCATATAAAATGAATCACGCACCAGATAATTATCCGTTTATCAGGCAGTGGCCAAGTTGGTTTAATCAACAAGAAAACGAATAACACCAACTAATGTTTAGTACTGTTGACTAACTTGATTGGCTGCAAATGGCCTTATTGCCGTGGCCGCCTGGCTCAGGGCCCTCTCATAAGCAGGCGTTCCTGCCTTAGTATTAGCCAGCCTGAGCATTGCATTCCTTACGAGCTTACTCTCGTAGAATCTGGCAACAGCGCCATAACTAAGGCCAGCAGCAGTGCCTACGCCTCCAGTACCAACCACGTCCGTAGCCACTCCAGCAGGCACTGCTACCTGAAATAGCTCCTGTCCTGTCGGAGTTACCACTCCAGAACGTGCAGCTCTGCGAGTCTGATCAAGGTAATTTGCCAGACCTTTTAGATACTGCTGTTCTGCACCCTTAAACAGTATCCCTGTTTGCGATGACAGGCGATTTACTTCATTCAGGAACTTATCAGGACTTCCTCCTGATTTTTCGTATGCCTTGCCAATTACAGAAGCCCTTGCGGCGCTGCGACCTTTATAGTCGAGTGAGTTATATAGTTGCTTAACTTCACTCGGCTTATTGCTGAATAGCAAATTATTCACCACCTCAGGAGTCAGATCGCCCTTCTGGAGAACGTTTTTCAGCCTGGTATTGTTAACAAGCTGAGCTTCATTGGCATAAACGGCATTTGCTTGTTTATACCTGCTTGCTACCTGTGAGCCCAGCGTGTCATTAACAGCCTGGTTGACGTCATTAGTCAGAGCAGAGTAAACGCGATTTACTGCGGCCTGGGATTGATTAGGCCAGGTAACGCGATCACCTTTAACGTCCTGCCTGAACTGAGTACGCAGGTCTCTGAGCAATCCGAAATCAGCACCTTTGCTGAGCTCATCCTTGTACGTCTGCAACTTGGAAATTGTCTGCTCATCAGCCGCGCCGCCAAGCCTGGATAACCGGGTTATTTCCGTATCAATAGCAGATATGGCCTGATTTGGCGTTATGGTTCCTGCTGCCTGCATGGCATCATTAACCTGTGTCATTCGCTGACCTGCTGCCTGTTTGACTTTGTTTGTCTGCCGTTGCAGGCTCTGAACAATCTCATCAGGTGCAGGTGAATCGAACTGCTGGGCATAACGCTGCACAAGCTCGCTACGCGCTTCTTGCTGACCACGCCTTAATGCTCCAGTCCCTGTTAATGGAACTTTCTCTCCAAGCGCCTGAGCAGATCTGCCTGTAAATGTTCCAGGCTGAACAACGTCAGTAGTTAGCAAAGGCGCATCAACCTGATTGGCAAAATTAATGGCCTGCTGCGCTTCCGGTGCGATTTCACCTTTTAGCGCAGTAATTCCTCTTCCTATCCCTTTTGCAGCCGTGGAAAGCAATCCCTGAGCACCCAAGTTAACAGCCGCATTAGTTGCTGCATTCTGAGCAAAATCACCTTGCTGATTAGAAGCCTCTGCCAGCGAGCCAAGAGCCATGTTTGGACCTGCTTTAAGACCTGGCGTTAAATACCCGCCTATTGCCTCACCCACCTGCGCGTATTTATCAGTTGGCCTGCCAACTGGTCGATAAACATCCTCAAGCACTTTAGGTCCACCAAGACCCTGACTGATTGCATTAATAAGACTTGCACCACCCTGCAATACATCAAACGGAATATTTACCAGTCCGCGACCAGCCTGTTCTGCAATCTGTCCAGCACTAGCGCCACCAGTAAGCCAGTCTCCGGCTTGCTGCATTAATGACGGTTCTGGCTGTTGCGATTTACCATGGGTTTCAGGGTTTGCCTGCTGTTGCGTTGCCTGACCAGCAAAGTACTCATCAATCGCATTGCCAATATCTTCGTTACTGGTCCCGTCAGGAAAATTGAAGGTTTTGCCGTTAGCTGTAACTTCCATCATTTCACCGTGAATTGGATACCTGATTTAGACACATGAACGTCTGCTGCTGGCTGTGAAGTTGTCTGAATGTTAGTGGTAGCGTTTTGTTTTGGAGAGCCGACATTGACGTTATACTGCTGGTTGTAATTGTCGGTGTATTCTTTTATGTCTCTTGCTGATTTCTTTGCTGCCTCTGGGCTGGAAAAATCGAATTGCGGCATACCCTGGAAATACATTTTGGCCTCAGCTACGGTGTTAATTCCGCTTGCCCCCATATCCCTTGCCGCTGCAATCCCCTGATTTTGCATTCTTCCCTGGATGCGTTGAGTGGCATTGTATATCTGCCTTTGATCTCCTCCGCTAATTCTACTTCTTACATCTGCACCTAATGCAGCCTTTCCAGTTCCACCAGTGACACCGGTCAGGAAATCAAGGTTTTTAGTATCCGCATTACTCAGCAGTTCAAGGTCTTTTTTCATCGCATAATTCTGCGCACTGGCTGCTGATGATGCAGTAGCGGCTATTGCTGTTGGTGGAACACGTATTGTATTTCCAGCGTTATCAATTGCTTCATAGAATGCATTCTGTCCTGCGCCATGAAGCGGGCCTTTAATTGTCACTGTACGCCCGTCTGATAGTTGCACCTGCCGATCAGCACCTCCGGTTTTAATTCCTGCAACCTGAGCAAAAAGAGCCGCCCCTTCTGGATTGGTTTTCAGAAGTTGAGAATAGGTGGCGTAGTTCTTCATGTCGCTTGTCGCGCCATTAGCAGCCAGTCTTGCATTCTGTGCGGTAATATCCTGACCGCGAGCCGTTAATGCCTCACCTGCCTTGTTGCTACGAATAGTTTCTGCCAACTGGTCTTGTTTCTGCTGCACATCAAACTGCTTATCAATCGGCATTGTGGAAAATCTTGCGGCAGTCAAAATGTTATTAAATCGTGCCGGGTCAGACTGGAAAAGTTGCATTGCATCTTGTGGAGATACGTTAATGCTTGCCAGTGCTGGCGCATTTTTCTGAATTGCCTGCATAACCTGCTGTGGGTCTCCACTTGCTGATGCAACTGACAGGTTGTTAAGGGCTGAATTGACAAATTTTGCATGTTCAGCATCCTGAATGCCTATTTCCTGCTGGATATTCTGTGCAAACTCAGGAAACTGGCGGCGTAATGCAGGCAACTGGTCAGGCGTTGCATTCAAAAGAGCGGTGTAAAACTGAGATTTTCTCTGCTGGTCTTGTTGTGCTTGCTGATTTTCACGCTGCGCAGCTATAACTTGCTGTTGCCCCAATCGATTCTGTGTCTCCTGGAGCGCTTCTCCACGAAAATCGGGGATCATATCGTAATAGTTAATAGGAGCGCCAAGACCTTGCAGCCCATTCAGTCTCTGAACCATCAGAACATACCTCCACCCAACATTCCGCTAAACATTCCGGTGAATTGATTAACATCTGATGCAGCCCCGTTATTGATGCTGCTATTTGCGCTTGCAGCCACCTGCCATGGGAGTGCTGACTTGCCAGCCATAATTTGACCTTTCTGCTGATACATGCCAGCCATCGTATTGCCCTGCCCGATAGCATAGTTACCAAGCGCGTTTGCAGATTCTGCACCAAGACCAGAGAGGCCAAGTAACTGTGCATACATGTTCTGCTGCTGGTTGGTCATATCGGCAAGGTAGTTTTGCCCCAATGTTGGAGCAATCGATGCCAGTTGGTTTCCTGTGGCAGTGGAACCTAATCCACCAGTTGCTTCTGCGGAATTCAGGGATTGAATTCTGGCCTGATCTGCCAGCATCTGGTATTCAGGAGAGGAAAAGTATTGTGACAAGAGCTGATTTCTGTCGATTGGCTTCCCTGCTATTGCCTGCAACCCGGCAAGGCCAGTCTGTCCAGCAGCTTCATATGGAGAAACCCAACCAACAGCGCTTTGATAACCTTCTCGCTGTTGGTCCATCGCCTTATCCTGGTACTTCTGCTGCTCCTTGGCTGCCTTGTGAGCGCCAATTCCACCGATAACACTTGATACCGCGCCGCCGATACCACTAATCGCACCGCCCATGATATTCTCCCGGCTCACGCCACATAATAAAAAAGGCGCTTTCGCGCCCGTCTATTGTTGTCAGTATTTCTGTCGTTTTTTTATTGAACCCCATCCTGCTGGCGTAATTGCAAACCCGCGGCCTGTCAGGAATAATGATTGCCCGCAGCTTGCAGTGTCCTATCAAAGAAAGAATTGCCGCTCCTGCATCACGACATTCTCTCCATCGCGTTTTATCCATCGCCATATGGATGTCGATAAATCCATCCTGAGAAACCAGAGCAAACACGCAGCAATCATTCCAGACAGCATATTCTGCTCCAGGGTCAACCCATTCATCCACACCCCACCGACGCATTAAAGCCTGCCCTGTACGAGCATCTGTTTGTGTCAGCATTGAATTTCCTAATTCATTAGGCCATGTGTGCGCAGCATATCTTCAAGCGCTTTTATTCGCTGACGTGCCTGTATAAGCCCGTTGGCGATAGCAGTTATTTCCGACTGCGTGTAAGCGGCGCTTACCGTATATGTCTGGCTGGCGTTGAATGCCCCAAGCAATGCCGTTCCTGCTGCCGCCGTCCAGCCAGATGCTCTTGGTCCAATTACCTGGGTGCCATTAATTGCGTAATAGGACTGAACACTTACGGGAGACGCAATTGTTTGTAGAGTTGAAACAGTCTTAGAAACGTAATCACCCTGAATCGTGGTGATCTTGTTTTCTGCTGTAGTCATTCTCCCTGTCAAAGAGGTGATGTTACTTTCCGCTGTTGTTATGCGCGTTTCATGGTTTGATATTTTTGTTTCAGCGGTTGTGATTCTTGACTCATGATTAGCCAGTTCGGCTTCGTTAGCCGTAATGCGTGATTCATGGTCTGCAAGCTCAATGTCAATATTGCCCAGGCGCACATCCTGCTCGTCGTTTTTAACCTGAGCATCATATGCGCCCTGCCCAGCTTCATTGGCTTTCCCGGCAACGTTGGTAAAATCCTGAGCTTGTGTAAGAACATATTGCTGATAAGCCGGAGATAGCCCATCAGGAAGTGATGCTGCGCTTATGCCTACAGCAGTGACTTTTACTGGTTCATTTAATGAATCGTCTGCCATTATTCAATCCTCACCTGGCATCCTGATAATGTTACCGGGGAACTGGTCACGATACGTATTTTGAAAGCGATGTTTTTACGAACGCGACCTATACGACTCCAGAGTGGTCTTTGGTCGTATCGGAACGGAGCATTCCATGGTATAAGCTGCTCTCTACCATGGTTGATGCCATCCGTGGTGGCCGAGATAAACATCTTCTCAGCTATCTGAGCTACACCGGTTGACGACTCAAGCTCAAGGTCGAAAAGCCTTGCATTATCAGCCTTGAACAGAGGCGTGTAGAGCAAGTGTTCCTGCTGTTGCCCATACTGGCTGGATGCATTAAATTTACACTGCCCGGTCACCGGATTTAACTTGTCGCCGCAGGTAATCGTGTTCCCCTCGTAGAAAAAATCTATAGCCCGGTACACGTCATCAGCCAGGCCTGTTTTTAATACAGTCCATTGCGGACCGTTCTGGCTTGCCGCAGCGTCATATACCAGAACATGCTGTGGAAGATGGATAATCAGCAACTCATGAGAATCAAATCTCAGTGACTCCATTACTCCCTGAGCCAACTGGTCAGCAGAATAGCCACGAATAATCTTCTCTATGCTGGCGGTAGCAATCCCTTTAACCTGCCCGCTTTCCATCAGATAGACAGACGGCGCTCCAGTTGCCGGGTTGCTAATGATGGCGAAAGCATCAAGATACTGGCATTTACAGTGAGTTCCGGCTATTCCTTTCGGCACAAAGTAGCTCGGGTTATTGACGTATAGCGCAGCGCCAGCAGTAGTTGCGCCAGTCAGCGTGAAAAACTCAGTGGTACTTGTGCCGAAGCAAACAACGAAATCACGCCACACACCCATTCCAATGATACCGTCAGGCTGTGATTCAGCACGGTATTCAGCGCTATTGCGATCAGGATGCGACTCATCTTCCAGGTCAGAGATGAAGAATGAATCTGTGCCATCTTTAGACCAGATGTATCGCCCACGTACTCGCACAATATCGCGAGCACTTCCTAACTCGTACTGAGTGTAAGTGCTAGATAAAGGCCAGTTATCTACTGTCTTGGTAGTTCCATCATATCGGTAGAGAATAATCTGGCCGTTAACAACTACAGCCTGACTGCTTCGACTGTGAGCCAGCGAAACCCTGCCAGTCCCTGACACGCTACCAACCGATCTTTGTCCCTGATAAAGATTGCCACCACATACACGATATACAGCGTTTTGAGCAGTGTTGTACTCTGCGCCGCGTGATGTTCCGCTCACATCAGAAAGTTTCTCTATGCCTGGGAATGACCGCATGTAACCAGAGGCGTTGAGCACCTCTTTGGGTGTTGCCAGCAGGTTTACAGGAAGGTAGTCGATGTAGTCAGCATTCTGATAATCCTTACCCGTTCCCTTCATCAGCGGGAGTTGTTGAATCGGCATCTTGCTGCTCTCCGGGGAAGAAATGCCAGCAGTTCAGCGTGGCAAAGCTGTTTCCACTGCCAATTGGCATGCGATTTGGATATGGTGAACGCGTGGCTCGTGCGATGGCAGTTTGCTTATACAAAAGTTCTTTGCCATTTCTCGCTGTGGTGATTATTTTTGCTGTTGCTTCAAGTGCATAATCAGGAGCTATTCTGCATGCAAGATTGTGGATGACAGCACTAACGGCGCTTGACCTAAGCCCATGTTCATCACCTTCTGCTGGCGGATTATCAGGGTCAGCAAACTCATAGCCTGTGATAATGCCTTTCCCGTCCTGATACCACTCAGCCATCATTGATTCGAGGTCATCAACCGCATCCTGAATTGATTGCGGTTCGACATCGGTAAGGGTAGCATCTGACGCGACTCCTAATTTACGTAGCGCTGCCCTTGCCAGATCGCCTTTAGTTGCTATCAGCATCTTTATCCGCCTTAGGTTTTGGCCCCGGCTTTCTGCGTTCTTTAATATCAGGCTCAGGCTCAGGCTCAGGCTCAGGCTCAGGCTCAGGCTCAGGCTCAGGCTCAGCAGGAGATTTCAGCAGGTCATCAGGATGCGCAAGCCATCCTGCATCCAGATATTCCTGCAATTCATCCTCGTCGATGATTTCCCAATCGTAGGGAACGCCTTTCCATACCTTGTTTTTACCTTTCCGATATACCATCTGTTTCATTGCGCGCTCCAAAAATAAAGGGGCCGAAGCCCCTTGCTTTATTACTGGTCAGCCAGGCCTACCCCGATTGATTCAGGGCGGGTGGCATTGACGCCATACCACACTGCAATACGGCACAGGCCAGACAAAGTGCTGATATCACCCTGCGTTGCGAAAATGCCATTCAGGCCCACATCAGGAATGCTGAATGAGGTAGTTTTCATACCAGCAAACAGTTCGTGGTTAGCCGGGATTGGCTGACTTACGATGCGGATTGAATCATCAGCCCAGAACACGTTTGTACGCGCTGTTGCGGTATTCAGCACGTTAACTGCCATGGTGTTAGCCAGAGAAGTATTGACGTTGGCATAGGCTCGCTGCTCAGGAGATAGAGCGGTATCGTCCAGTGCGATCGGTTTCGGGGTGATCTCAATATGAGTGCCGTCAATAACACGAACAACAGAGAATGTTGCGTCATGGGTGAGCACATTCTTCGCCATCTGTGATAAGAACTTCACGCCAGTAAAGCTGATTTTATCACCGCGTTTCAGGCCGGTAGTGGCTGACAGAGTTACAGTAGCCAGACGATTGTCTACGTTTCGTTTGTTGCCATCAGCATCAAGGTCCCATGCAACGGGCTGGAACTTCTGTGCGCCACTAACAGTCAATCCGGTAGCAGTTGATGCCGTCAGAGTTGGCAGTTTCGGAGAGCGCAGCACATCATCAAAACCAGCCACCTGACGTTGAATTGTGCCGTCTTTGTATGCATCTTCCGGAATGCGACCAAACATGTCACGATTAATCAGGTCATGACCTGCCGACTTATAGTCTTTCGGGTTGAAGAAGTAAGAAAGACCGGAATCGCGGTTCAGCTCGCGAGAGAACATGATTTCTTCTGCATCTGCAACGAAATCCCAGCCGCTGCCAGCAGTTGTACCGATAGGGTCAGAACTGGTAACGACCAGAGAACCCATTTCAGCCGCCAGATTGGCAATTTTCACTTCACAGTTGCTTGCCAGTTTCTTAGCGGCTGAGTTGATGCGACGGCGATATGACGTTTCATCACGCAGATCGTCCGCACGCAACTGGAAAAAGTCGTTATCAGGCTCCCCCAGACTTACCGGAACGTTAAGCTCCAGAATGCCAGTTGCCTGACCTGTCAGATCCCATCCCTCCTGAGTCGGAGACTCCTGCTCTACAGGCATCCAGATAGTATTACTGGAGCGCTGCATTTCAGCAGCCGGAGGGGTGTATTTGCTCGCTTTTTGTGCCATAGGCGTAAGACTGGTGATAGTTTCAATCACCTCATCAATTGCCAGCGTCACCATTTGACCTTCGTTAAGAGCCATTATCGAATTCCTTGTAATTGTTTCTTAATCTTGCGGTAAGTCTCCACATCACCCTTACTTGCCGCTGCATCCATCTGTTTCTGTAGCGCAGCTTTATTGGCCGAAGTTACATCTCCAGTAACAGGAACATCAGCAGCAGGAGCAGAGGAAACTTGTTTACCGCGAGGTTTGAGAGTTAAACGTTCAGATAGTCGAGTGAGTTCAATCAGCGCTGACTGCCCATCCATCGCCAACAACTGGCGGGCTTTCTCTGGGTTAGAACCCAGGTGATATACGATCGCCGCAGACTTCTCAGGGAAAAGACGCATGATGTCCACGCCAACCTGTAGCGGAACAATCTGCATGAATGCCTCTTCCTTCTCCTGGTAATCAGGAATATTGAGTTTTTCTGCTGCGTCATAGTGCTTACGGGCAGCATCGACGTATTGCGCTGATTGCTGAGTAAACTCCTGAGTTTTACGCCCCTGCTCAGCCACGGCATTACTGCGAGCGTCCTGCGCTTTCACAAGCCATTCGTTATTAGCCTGCTGGAATGCTGCAAGTGCACGAGTCTGGTCGTATTCATATTTAGCCATGGCTTCATCAGAGAAGAAGTCATTAGCATTTGGCTGAGGAGGTAACTCAGGTTTTACCCGGATGTTCTCCGGCAACTCTCCGCGCTTAACCGCTTCTGCCTGTGCTTCAAGCTCACGCTGACGCTTGCGTTCAAGGCGACGCTGTGCAAATTGCGCGTTAGTAGCCGGGTCTTGTTTTGGCTTCGTCTCATCGTCTTTCAGGACAATCTCAAATCCGGAATCATGCACACCTTCTTCACTGGCATGTGAATTAGTATCGACTGCGGATGCCGCCGCATTATCGACGTGCACGGTTTGGCCCTCAGAGCCCTGAGTTTCGGTGGTATCGAACATAATTAACTCTCTCTTATTGAGGTGTCTCGGCTACGCTGCCGGAGGGTGAATTTTGTCTCTGCGATTGCAGGATATTGGCAATATCCATGCGCTGTTTATGCGTCTGGTCATTGCCTTTTAGGAGTAGCTCAGCATTAGCGCGAGCGTCTTCGCTGCGGTTTTGCTGGAATGAAGCAACTGTCTTGAGGAACTCTCTAAACTCGGATTGTTTATTGAGGTCCATGTTGTTAAATATTTCCGCAATTTTCGCTGCATTAAGCTGGTTTTGGGCTTCAACTTTAGCTGCGTCGATTTGCAGTGAAAGCGTCTGGTTCTGAGCTTTAGCAAGCTCTGCCTGACCTTGCAGAAGAACGCCCTGCGCCTGAACCATTGCCGGGTCTTGCTGACCTTGTTTTGCCTGCTGAGACTCAATGAGCCATTGCTGCTCCTCTGGCGTTTCTGGACGTTTGGCACCCATGATGATTAGTTGTTTGTTGGCATAATCACGCATGAGCTCGACGCCTTTACCGTCCAGCAAAGTGAAGTACTGGAGTAACAGGAGTTGATACTCAGGAGTTCCCTGTGGGGTTTTACCAAGCAATTCCAGAATCTCTGCGCGGTTTTGCTGCTTCATGCTCTGGAATGATGGACCAACATCGGTGTAGCACTCATAACGACCGCGAATGTCATTGAGTACAACACGCTCGCCAGTTGTCAGATCAACCATCTCAGTTAGCAACTGAACTTCTTTCTCGCTGCCATCTTCAAGGGTGATCGTCACCGTTCTAGGAACGTCATACAAGTCATTAACCATCGACTGGTAGATTTCACCGTCACGGCGCATTGCTGTGGCGAGGTTGTCCTGAAATACATACGTCTCCAGGTCGGAGCGCATGTTTAGCTGGTTTACAGTGTCAAATGCTACCTGCCCGCCGTTTACCGCTTCTGCATCCACGCCAAGGGTGGCAACCTCCTTCACTGCATTGGTTGCCGCCTCAAGCATGTATGCGTTTGCTTGCGGTACTTCCGGGCTTTCCATGTACGCAACAGGAGTTGGAGGCAGGTCTCCGCCATTCTCATCAGTGCGGTTAATCAGGTAATAAGGATACGCATCCGTGCCGCTATACATATGCTCGTATCCGGCGATCTGCTCCTGATAAAAGAATGGTTTCTTCTGCGGGTTTCTGGCAACTATGTCAGCATTGAATGACATAATCATGTTGCGCAGTCGCTGCCCGTCCTTGGTCAGCCTGACAACACCTTCATACACCTCTTTGCTTTCTACAAACCCCCACTCGCCATAGCAAGGAACAATCGGGATGTGTTCACCTGCAATAAGCTGCTTATCTTTGTAGATATCAGACGACGACAGAATGGTTTTATATACCCGGCGACGCTTAATCTGACGTTCTGCAACCTTGATGAATCCACGGTCTGCCAGTTCATCAATCACATCTTTAATATCGCGTTTGAAATAGCTTACCGGCTCGCCTGTGATAGGGTCCTGGTAAATAAACGCCGTCTCTTTCTTCTCTTCCACCTCGTAGAATTCAGCGATGTGGATAGTGTCCTGAGTTATCCATGGGAACACCCAATCGTTAGGACTCTGGAAGCCAGGGATATTGTCATCATCAAGACCATTTTTCTCTGCGTAGTCCTCCCACCCCTCTTTACTCATTGAGTGAATGATGGTGCAGTGACGAGCATCAGACTTATCCATCTGCTTGCTGTTACTGTCCCAAATCACACATGAACAGGCAGAGTGAATAGGCTCTCGACGGATAATCTGGTTATTGCTGGTAGGGTCCTGGTCTTCATATTCAGTGACAATGCGCCACGCACCTACGCCTGATTCGATTTGCTCACGAACAGCGACGTTTACCGCTATCTTTGCTGAGTTGTGCCGCATATCTGTACGGTACATACCCATCAAAGTGTCTGCGGCATCTGGCCCGGCTTTGTCTTTAGGGCGATACAGCACATCAATAGGATTCTGGCGCATCTCTGCTACCAGTTTGCGCACTACCGGGCGCACTACATCGAATTGTCCGCGATACTGCAATGTGGTGTACTGGTTTAGCCAGTCGTCCCATTGAGAGACGCGGGAGAAGAACAAATCATTCTTCGCCTCGGTTCTGGCTTCATCTCCGGCTGTCCAGTCTGCATCGAACTTGCACAGAATGCTTTCCAGCCTGTTTTCGTTGTCAGCCATTATCGTCCTCTGGAAACTGGTCTAATCGGTGCGGGTATTTTCTTTTCTTTCGGTTTCTTGATGTCTCTCATCATCCTGGAGAATCTGCGCATCATGTAGCCATACCGCGTTGCGGATAGTACGTCATCGTTGATTTTCACGATTTTCCCATTCTCATCACGGTGGTAGAGGCGGAACTCGTCAAAGAAGTCTTCGCAGGTATTGAAGATACGAAATCGACCTTCAATCATCAGATCCCTTATTTCAACTATCCCAGGCTCTACTGCATTTCCACCGTCAGGCCATGTTGCATGCTCAGGGAGCATAAGGAATCCAGCATCAGCATATTGTGTACGTAGCTGCTCACCGCCGCCCTTCTCATGCTGATGCCCATCGTGAGGCCATGCTACAGGTATCTTCTGGCTCCATGCTTTTACCGCGCTCCATGCCTCAGTTGCCGTCTTCTCTTTCTTCTTCCAGACGCGTGCGAGATAGAAAACATCCTCATCTTTATCCCACCATAACTGGATATGTGCCTGAGGGTGGTCCCAGCCAAAGTCACAGGCGTTGATAACGTAGAAGTGGTCAGGGCATTCGAATGGCTGACACTTGATGGTTTCTTCCGGTATCTGGAAGATGCGGCCACTACCCATTGTTGGGATGCCACGGGCTCGTGCTTCTCGCTCATGCTCAGGATATGAGGCTACAATCTGTTCTTTCTGCTCATCCGTGTAGTGATCGGCATCGTAGATTGTCATGGTGACAACCTTCTGCGCCTTACTCGGATTCTTTATGAACTTGGTAACGACATCTGACATTCCCATCAGTGGTGTAAATGTCAGTAGTGAGAATTGACCGTACTTATTGGTACGCGTAAGACCTTCGCCATAGATGCTGTAAGGTGGCTCCTCGTCAAACCACACTCCATGTATGGTGTCACCCTGCCAGCGTGCGCGTCCCTGCGAGTACGGCTTGAAATAGCAGATAGACATGCCATCAACAACACCATCAGCGTTATGATGACGGACAAGAATATGGTCTACCAGGTTTGGATAAAACGGAGACTTTTTCCAGCTTATGATGTCTTCTTTAGGAATTGAGCCGTAACCAGGCTCATCATTCTCTTCAATTCGACCGCAAAGAATACGCTGAGTGGTTTTGGTTACCGTCTCGTTGGTCTCTCCGCCAACCCAGAATACAACTGGCGTATTGAATCTTTTGCCGTTCCACTTACCACCGTAAACCCCGTCATCAGGGTATCCCTTTGTTCCAGGGTAACGTCCGGTAAGGTGAAATGCTACTTCTGCCCCACCAGTGTAGGACTTACCAAGCTGGTTACCAGCCATGAAGCACCGTTCTGGGTATTCTGAACCTGCATCAATGAATTCTCGCTGCTTCCCGTAAGGCGTAAATTCAAACAACTGATGGGTATTGCGGTACGCTTCTTCCTCTTCCAGCAATTCGAGCAATTCTATCTGCTCGTCTTCGCTTAACTTATCGAGAACAGCATCAATTTCTTCCACGGTTGAAAAGCTCCTTGATGCGGGAGCGCCGCTTGTCGCGATCTCCCTTATCAGGTGTCACGTCTTCAACTTGCGACTGCTCTTTAAGACCCAGGTCACGGGCGATGATGTTGGCATTCAGCAGATCTGCTGCTGCTCCGGAGAATTTCTGGTCGTAGATTGTTTCTTCTGCTCGCGTAGTGACGTAATTAAAATCTTCACGAGCCTTATACAGAGCCCATGTTGGCTTTGTTATGTCGAGGAACAAAAGCAAGCCTGTGATGGTCATTGCACGCATCTTGGCGATGGGCTCTTGCGTAACCTCCCCCTGATATGCGAACGCCTTCATCTCCCATAATGGGTTTTTCTCCACCCACTCGAAGTACTCGCAACATGCTGACCACAGCGCCTCAGGCGATTCGAATTTAGGGTTTCGCCCATGGCTACTGCGGGCCTCCCAGAATCGATTGCCCTTTGGTGCTGCCATATCTGTTTCCTCGTTAATCATTATCAAGCCCACCCGTAGATGAGCTTTGTAATGGTTACGCCGTTGCGCCAGCCGCTTTGATAGCTGCGTTGATAGCGTTAATCTTTGCTGTCAGTGTTGCGATGTCATTTTTCATCGCAGTAATAGCGGCATTAGTTGAAGTCAGAGATGCGGCAGTTGCGTCTGTAGTTGCCGCAGTAGCCGCAGGAATTGCCGCTACCGTGTTGCCACCTGATGTACCGCCAGATGAATCAGTTAACGCAGTGATTGCTGATTGCTGTAACACACCACCGCGATCTGTTGATGTTGGAACCTTATTGCCAGCCATTGCAGTGGTAGCAGTGGTTCCGATGATTGGTGCGAATGTTGACGGCTTGCCGCTTACTGATGACCATGAGATCGGCGTACTGGTTGCAGTGTACTGAGCTTCGAATGCTGTTTTGGTCATATACAGCAGTTCACCGTACTGGCTCTGGAAGATATAACCAGTAACCACCGGCTTGAACTTGGACATGAACAGCGCTGACAGGTACTGTGACGGATATGGACCATCAAAGGTTGCTACTGCTGAACCATCCACAGCCTGTGTCAGGGTTTTAATTGGTAGACCACGTACGAATGCGCCGCTGGCATCTGAATACGTAGGCCATGGTTGGGTAATCATCACTTAGCTCCTTTCTTTGGTTTCTTTTTGCCTGCTTTACTCAGAGCGATTGCTATAGCCTGTGGTTGAGGCTTACCTGCTTTCATCTCTGTGGCGATATTGTCACTTACAACTTTTTTACTGCTACCTTTCTTGAGAGGCATAATCCCTCCAGGAGATTTAGAATTTCCTGCTGGTTTTATAGATATAACCCTCGGCAATGCTGATACCAGCAACCGATGATTCAGAGTGTTTATTCTGTCAAAGGCACTACATGAATGCCTTTTGCAGAATTTTATAAACTGCGATTACTTAATCCTGTCATCATTAATCTTGCTGATTGCCCGTAACTTCCCGTTGCAGTCATCAAGGCTGTCGAGCAGCGTCATATTCAGCATCACGCTATCGCCATATGTCATCTGCTCAGGGATTTGAGGAGCAGGGCATTCAGTTAGCAGGCTTGCCGGAATCGGCAGGTGCGGCTGTTTTACCGTTTCGTACACTGTCTGCGGCTTCGCGCATCCTGACAAGAGCGCCAGCAGGGATAAGCTCAACAGAGCACATGCTGTCTTTGAGGGCACTTTTAACCTCTTCTTGCAGGCGTTGTGATTTCATTTCAGCGGCTGCGCGTCGCCGGGATTCTGTAGCAACGATGTCATTCATCGACTTAACCTCTGTGGTCAGGTCGCTGACTGATTTAATCAGTGCATCGTTCTTGCTGGATAGCTGAGCGGTCTGCTCTGACAGGGTGGTATTTTCTTTCACCAATTCCTGATAGTTACTGGTCATTCGCATTCCGGCGAATATCAGGAATGCCACGCCGCCAATAACGATAATGTCCTTTGCTGATGGAGGCTTGATGTCAAACATGCTTCTGCCCCCACATGCACACCTCGCGCTCTATCTCACGACGCTTAATCAGGCCTTTCCACTGCTTGCCGCCTGCGTAAGTCCATCGCTTTAACTGGTCACACGCGCCAGTGCGATCACCTTTGTTAATAAGTCGAAGTAGCGTTGAGCTTTTAAAAGCCGACACACCAACGTTGTAGGCGAACGAATACAGAGCGCCGCGCATCGTGTCAGGTATTTCAGCGTTAATTGCCGGATCAACCTGCCTTGCCACAGATTGCAGGTCTGCATTGAGTAGCTCTGTGCATTGCTGTTCGGTATAACGCTTGCCCATTACGACATCGGGACCAGTGTGGCCGTAGCAAACTGTTGGCACTCCAACAACATCCAGATAAGGTGTCAGCTTTAATCCTTCCAGTCCGTCATTGCCGTTAGTGCCAGCAATCAACACTCCAGCTACTGAAATGGCTCCTGCCGTGGACGCTGCAATGACCTTGTTACGTAGTGCTACAGACATCGCCATGTCATTGCTCCTGAGGCATTACGCCTGCAATGTCAGTCAACTTTGGTGGAGTATCGTCAGAGCGAGAATGAGCGCGTGCATAAATTTCTGTTCGCTTTCTCTCTTCCTCAATCACTGCCAGGTTGCGACGATTGTTAGACCTGTAGGTCAGCCACGTGAACAACGCTGCGACTACTGAACCAATAGCAAATAGCACGTCCTGTAGGGTTAGCATCGTGAAGAATCCCGTTATCGCTGACCAGAAATATGACCAGAAGCCATTGCTGTTATTCATTCTAACCATGCACTTACCCCCTGGAATTAGGGGATTTGTTCAAATTTAAGATTTGGTTGATATATCAGAGAACAAATCCAGGATACGGTATGAGGTAACGTGGTTTGTCCGTGAGTTAATGCATGGGCAGATCTGGCAGGAGGTTGCTCGAACAGCCTCCTGCCACCCATCACGAAGCCCGCCTTAGCGCGGGTTTTTTGTTGCCCGAAATTCATCAGGAAACAGAAATAAAAAAACCAACCGAAGCTGGTAGGGGAAATTAATTGAGCGCAATAAAAAAGCCGCCGCGCAACTTAAGAGTCACTAACGGCAGCTTATGCATTTATAATTGCTCAATTGCTCAATGATGTCAACATGTTCTATGCAACATGTTTAATTTTATCGACACGTTTGCGGTTATTGAACGCATTTACCATTGGTTGATAGAGCAGGAAGAGTGACGCATTGAGTATTTCATCCACTTCACGACGGCAGGTGATGAGAGATGGCTTGCGAATTCTTTCTCCACCTCTGCCTGTCATTTTGCGAGGAATTGCGACCTTGTGATAGTAGGATGATATGGAGTACCTGGATGAGCCGTGAGCGTAGTAGCTGAGAAGGATGCCAAAAGCTTTTTTGTCGATGAACATGACGGAATCTACGACCTGAGAAATCAACATTCCATCATCATCATTGCACATTGGCCTGGTTAACACTCTTCCCGGCTCTGCGCTCTCCATGAACTTAGCTATAACGCTGCTCATGCGTTTTTCCAGTCTTCCTGAGTAAACCCATGAGCCCCATAGTTCAAGCCAGCCATTGAGCCATTCATGCTGGTCATTGGTGAGTTTTAATTCACGTATGCTCACGCTACCTCCGGGCCGTCGGGCTTATTCAATCCCAGGCGATTAACCAGTTCTCTCCGCGCTTCCTGCAACCTGTTTCTGGCCTCTTCATTGGCCTGCAAAGCTGCATCAATTGTTAACAGTTGCTGTCTGTCAAACTGGCGTTGCTGTGCAGATGTGATAGGTGTGACGGTACTCATGCTGCCTCCAGATATCGTTTACGGAGTTTTTCGTAATGCTTCGCCCGGCGCGTGAAGATTGCTTTCACACGTTTCAAATAATCGATGGGGAACTTACGGACAGTGTTTTCGTGCTCAATGCGTTCAACCCTTTGCAGACCGATTTTCTCTATCAGGTTTATTCGGAAGGGAATCAGGTTCCCTGATAATTCACGATTACAGCGAACACATCCTGAATGGATATTGAAAACATTGAAGCGGAGCCAGGGTGCCGCGCCTCTGGAACGATAGTGACTTGAATCAACCGCCCCGCCACGGACGCCATAATTCAGCGGGCGACCACAGGCGATGCACGGTTTTCCGTAGTCACGCCAAAATATGAACCTGTTAACCGCTGCCTGAGCCTCTTTGTTCCAGTCTGATGCTGTCTTAAGCTTTTCCTTTCTTTCACGCAGAGATGCTCTTTGAAGGCGTGTGGCCTTCCTGATTTCTTTCTCTGCATTTTCCTTTTTTTTCTTCTCGGCAAATGCCATTGCGCATTTGATTGACAGGCAGGTTTTTTGAGTTGAGGACCAGGGGATAAATTCGGATTCACATTCTGGACAGGTCTTAGGATTCGGCTGCTTGATGCGCCGGGACATATTCCCTCCAGTGCTTAACCATAATTGAGTACGGAACGCGTAACTTAATGCCGTGTGCGTTGGCCCATTGTTGAACGCCGGATGGCGGTCGATTGATGGCGGCGGCCATAACTTGCAGCGGAACCTTACCGGCTACGCGAGCGATATACTCTTTCTCCAGCTTGCTGTAAGGCTTGTTTGGGTTAATCGGTCTAGCCATTTATTTCTTCACTCCGTATGCGCTTGATGGCCTCTTGCAGTTCATCCTTTTCTTTTTGCGTCCAGTTTTGGTTAAGCTCTTTTGCAACCCGGATTAATTTCCGCTGCTCATCAGCAGTCATAAGGCAAACCTTTCTACCTCCATCAAACCAGACATCAACCTGAGTAACTCGCGCTCCATAAAGGCGCTCTGCACTCCACATTGATAGCTTTAAAATTGACTCATGAAGCCATTTCATCATCCTCATCCTCTTCACGCATTTCGCTATTGGGGTCTGCGTACAGCAAAACGGCGCACTGATCGCAAACATGGCATTCGACAGGAGCAAGTCGTATTCCGCACTGGATACAATATCCGGCTCGGTGATTGCTCTCTGCCTGGTATTGTTGGATAGATTCAGGGGTTAGCATGGCTGGCACTCCATGTAAGCCTGAATGAAGTGACGCGCCGCTTCGGCATTTATAGCGTTTCCATAGCCTTTAAGGCGGATTGTTCGATTGCGTCCAGCCAGTGCTCGTAAAGAGGACTTACCGTGTCCCAGGCTTTTGGCAAACCTTGCAACCAGCGGGAATGTGCCGGGTTCAACTGGACGCCATTGCTCATCTCGACAAAAAAGCCAGTCCGCATCTCGCCAAAAACCGTTAACCTCAAGGGGCCGGTTAGATAGGCTTGTCTCGGTAACTGGTCCACTCTGCTTTTTCCATCCCGCTGCGCCGTCATTCCTGATGTGTCTTTCCAGTCTCGCGATGTTGGCGTTACCCAACCTGTCAGCAACACCGAGCCCGGAAGTTTGAGGCATATCTTCGGTGATCCGTCCTGGCTCTTCCCGCTGTAGCAATGAGTAGAACCCGTCGAATCGTTCGCTACAGGTGCCTGCCATCCGGTTAACCGAACTGCTCCAGCGACGTGTTGTAGACCCCTCTTCGTTTCTGGCTGTGGATTGGTGTTCGCCATTGGCGTGGGCCACCCAGTAAGCCCGCTCTCTGATGTGCGGCGCACCGATGCTCGCTGACGTAAACGGCACAAGCCCGAAGACGTAGTCCATTCCTTCCAGATCTGCTTGTACAAGGTCGAACCATTCATTTGCGTTACTTGCTGCAACTTGTTCGCCAAAGACATGCTGAGGCTTGCACTCTTTGATGAGCCATTGGAATGCAGGCCATAAGTGCCGCTCGTCATCAAACCCAGCACATCTGCCTGCCGCGCTGAAAGGCTGGCACGGGCAACTTCCTGTCCAGACTGGTCGATCATCTGACCATCCTGCTTTCCGCAAGGCGTAACTCCAGACTCCAATGCCTGCGAAGAAGTGGCACTGAGTAAATCCTCGCAAATCGTTTGGTGTAACATCCTCTATGCTCCTCTCGTCTACTATGCCAGGTGCTATCTGTCCTGCTTCAATAAGGTTGCTCAGCCATTGAGCAGCGTATGGATCAATCTCGTTGTAATAAGCTGTCATTTGTTCTCCTGCGACTACGCATCCGTAACCAGCGCACATCTGCGAGGTGAGATGAATAATCGAATGAAGGTATTTGGGATGGTGGTACTTCTGGCTTGCGTTTCTTTCGGTGGGTGACGCGGTAGATACAGTGTTCACAGATGATGTCGGTTATGCTTCGCCTTCGTGTCATGCAGCCACCTTTATTCGTCGGTTTATAATTTGCCGTCCGAATTCCATCAACTTTCCTTTGTCGATAGTTGTCATTCGGCAATCGCCAGCACGGGGATAGGGGTGCCAGATAACGAGCATTTGGCCTTTGTTATTCCCGGACACCGGTTTGCCAGTTGATGCACTCAGAAATGACAGTCGACCGCCAGTGATGAATCTGACCTCGTGCGCCGTTTTGATCGCCTCAAGAAACCAGCTAACGGAGCAATCGGCATTGAGTAGCATCACGACGCCTGTCCAGTTATCTGCATTTTCCTGTGCCGCTTTCTTAACGAATGGCATTGGTTTGCTGTATGGAGGATTAAGCCACGCATAACCAGGGATATCTGGCATTACTTCATTCCACGGAGTTTTCAGCGTGTCCTGATACTCGGTGATGAAGTGGCTGCACAAGCTGTTATCAACACTTGCTGCGGCATCCAGCACAAAGCAGAACTCAGCATTAAGCGCGTGGAATATCTCAGGCGGTGTGCGCCACCGATCTTTGTCTTCTGGTGCGGTGTTTGATTTGTCGGTCATTCATACCTCCCATCGGTGAATCTCACTCCCTGCCCGGCCGCCCATGCCATCACGTACTCAATCAGGCTAGCCATTCTTCCCACACTCATCTCTGCGCTGCTTTCGCGTATGTTGACGAACTCACCTTCAATGCCGGGAACGATGTCGGCAGGTTGCTTTGTAGCGACAGCATGACCGCTAATCAGCAAAACCTTCCATTGTTCAGGCCTGAGTTGCATACCGCACCATTTAACCTGACGCGCAATATCGCCCAGCATCGCGTGAAAGCGTGCATTCTGGTCAAGGTTTCGTTTGTAGTCTGAGATGCGGATTGTTACGGGTCGGTCGGTATCGAGGGGTGATGCGAGGATGGCGTTTATTGCTGACTGCTGTTGCTGCTTACTTCGAAGGAATATTGTTTGCTTCATCGCCACCACCACTCAATGCAGAGGTGCCAAAACCAGAATGAGCGATAAGGCCCGTCATGCCAGAAGTGGAAATATCCCCAATGCGTCTTCGGCTGCCAGGTGATGGATAAATTCCAACCTGGTAGTTTGATTCTCATCTCACTTCTCCTTAACGCGAAGTCCAGCGGCGTTACACCTGACAATGCGCCCCCACAGAGACAAGGTTTCATTTCCTTCTTTCCGAGGAACGCCTGCATCATCAAGGCACATATGGGCGCTTTCCAACTCTTCCAGTTCCACCTCGGCCTTGCTCAATTTAACTTCTACAGCGCTCCGACTTGCCTGCCAGAATTCCCAGCATTGCTGAACATAATCAGCGTTTGGGTAGTCATCAGCTTCCCATCCAGTAATTTCTTCAAATGATTCTTCAAATTGCTTTCTGCTCTCTTCCATATTCCCCTCCACCTATTGGTTATCAGGCCATGTAACCGCATCTGCTTTTCCAGTAATAACAAGCCATGCCGCCTTAATTCGATACAACAGACCTGCACCACATGGTCTTGCTGGAACCCAGCCATCAGGAGTTTCTTTGTAATTTGTGAATGCTGAGTCGATTAGTTCTTTCAGTGTGTATGTCATATTCCCCTCCACATGCCAGCAGGCTGGCTGCTATTTCTGAATAATATACGGCCGGTAATCATTGCTACCGGTTTCTTTGTGTGCCAGATTTCCAAATCCATCTGTTTCGAACATACCCATTGGTAGGAAATGCCGCGGGAATACGTTATGCCATTTGCCGTATCTGGTATCACCGCCGTCACTATATTTAACTGGGCCGCAAGCAGAACAAAGACGCTTGCCTTTCCGCTCGGGCGCATATGACCAGTCAAACATCTTTTCAAAGTAACCAGCGAAACCTTGCGATGACAGGGCGGTATTTTCGACGCACCCGCAATTTTCACATTGAAATAGGCTCACTCTCCCACCTCCATCAGCTCATCGGGAATGTCTACCTCATCGCCAAGCCGCTTTAGCACTTCATCAAGCAATGCGTTATATCCAGCGATGTAGCCGGACACTCCAGTGTTTTCCTGCGTGAATGACACGCTGAGGAATTTAACCGCGTCGTCCATTGTTAGTTTCTTGGGTAGAAGCTCTGCTGTTTTAACTTTCACGATTGATTCTCTCCGCAACACTGACACTCAATAAGAATTGGTTCGCCCCATGGTTGGACTCCGCCGCTATCTTCCATTCCGGTTCCGTTGCATCTTTGGCATGTGCCAGCATTCATCCGATTCAGTGCAACTTCAATGCGGTCCGCCCAGCCAGGGATGATATGTTTTCCGCCATACTCATCAGCTTTAGGGTTGTAAGTTCGCATCTCGTTCAGGATGTTATTTAAATCGTTAATGTCATAACTCATCGTCTCATCTCTCTCAGTAATTTATTGAACAGGGCGACCGTAGAATTGAAGCACTCGCTTCATCGCTTCGCTGTTGCGGCATTGGGTGAAGATATCGGGGATATTCGTCGGCATTTCTGGAAGCTCAATGTCTTCTTGCGTTACCTCATCACCCGGAAAGACTTCTGCATCTCCGACTGCGGTATACAGATAGCTTCCTGATTTTCCGTGCTTCACAAGCTGATTCAGTCTGACCATTTCGCATATCTGACTGGCGATGCGCTGGTAGGTCACGCTCATCATGTCGGCTATTTCCTTGCCACCCATCGGGCCATATTTACGCAATGTGTTGGCTATCTTCTGCCGGACTGTTCCCGCTCGTCTCCGCATTTCCTGGCTGCGCTTATTCCCTGCCGCGCCTCGCGCTGTCATGTACTCACGTCCGCCATTTTCAAGCCACAGGTTAAAATCTTCCTGGCTCGCAAAATGACCAATAGCAACCTGGGAGTGTATGACGCCAAGATCCCTGAGTTTCGCCAGTTCAGTGCGAACGGAGTTTCTGGATACGTTGAGCTTTTGGTGGATGGTGTCAGTGGTTACTGGCTGGTTTTCTTTGATGCAGTTGATGATTCGTTTCTTAAGTGAGTCCATCATTTTCTCTCCCGGTAGCTGTCCCAGGTGAATGACAATGTGCATCCCCCGCCATCGTTCATTCGGTCAATTACACGCTCACCGATGAATGCAGCCAGCTCGTCTTTAGTCTGGTTGCTGATGAGGATTGTTGGCTTCATTCGCTCATAGCGAGTGTTAATGATTTCGAACATAATCAGCTTCTCCGCATCACTCCCAAACTGGACGCCAATCTCGTCAATAATCAGCAGGTCAGGCCTGGTGAAATAACGGATCACATCATCTTCGGTGCGTGTAGAGCCCTTAGACCATGTTGACTTGTACTCTCGTGCGATTTTCAGAGCTGTAGTGAATACGGCCGAACTCTGGTGGTCAGTGATTACATGGCGGGCTATAGCAAGTGCCAGGTGATTCTTTCCTGTGCCAGGCTTTCCGCACATGACAAGACCACCGCCTTTTTGCAGGCGTTCAGGCCATCGACTGGCATACGCTTCGCAAACTCTCAAAGCTCGCCGCGCATCGTCGTTTACCGGTTCGTAATTCTGCAAAGTGCAGCTTTCAAATCGGGCGGGGATGCTTAACGAATCAAGGAGGGACTCAATATTTCTTTTGCGAGCCGCTTCATCGATGCGAATCCTGTCGCCTTGCAGGCGTATAAGTTCATCACTCAAACACCCCGGACAGCGACTTGGGCGCGGAGGGATTTTAATAGCCGAGCCAGTATATATTCGCGTTCTGCATTCAAACTTCCCATGTTTCTCGCAGGTTTCAGTGCTTATAGAAACTTCGGTGTCTTCAATTTCGACGGGTGGATTTTTAAGACTCTCAATGAGCTTCTCTAGCTCAGTGATTTTTTCGTCAAGCGTCATGATCAGTCCCTCGCCCAATCAGGTACTACGGTCTGCCCGTAATCTTTGGCGGCAAAGTTTTCTGGCTGTCGATTGCCGGAAATTCTCTGTGGTGGCTGTGCTTTTCTTCCAAACTTAACGGCGTTTCGCAGCCAGGTATTTAGCGCCAGATTCCAGTCCTTAAATGTCGACCCCCTTGACTGGTGATAATCAGCAAATGCCGGAACCTCAGAATCCAGTGAAACGCCAAGGCTATCTGCCAGTTTTTTATTCCCATCATTAGGGGAAAAATCATTGGGGTATTGAGTGGCATTTTTCTTCGGCTTTTCAGGTTTAACCGAATTTTCTTCCTGGGGGACTATAGGGGGTTTATTTGTATTGTCTTTCTTTGTCTTTAAAGAATGTCTTTTGTGTGTCTCTGGTTTAGAGACTTCGTTTGTCTCTAACTTAAAGACACTTGATGTCTCTAACTTCGAGACTAAATTGCTAACTTGGAGACACTTGCTGAAATGCCATGCAGAAACCTCCTTGTTAACGCCAATCTGACTACCATCCATAAACAGGCAATTCATAGAAATCAGCTCTTTTTTCGCCTTGTTTACGTTCTGCCTGGACAGTCCGGTTAACTGAGCAATTTGCTCATCAGCTATGCGATCTGTTTTCTTGTTAAAGCCATATGTTTTACGGATATACGCCAGCATTAATTTCAACTGGCGAGCGGTCAAATCAGCACTTGCAATAGCTTCCAGCAGCTCGTTAGCGATTCTGGTATAACCATCATCGATATCAGCCACTCTACGCTCCTGTTCTCCAGGTTCAGGTCCGGGGAATTTGATTACTTCGGCGGTATTTGTCATACTTACTCCTGTTAATTGTGTTGGCGTAACACAGTGCCTAAGCGTCTAAGAATTCACCGTTCTTAGGCGCTTTTTCTTTGGTAATTCCTTCCAGCGCATGCTTAAAAGCCCGACTTATTGGGCTGATGTCAGAATCCATTCCAAATGCGCACAGAATCGCTGCTATAAATCGCCAGTCAGTGCGGCTTATCTTCGACTCATGACAACCAATCATGCTTGCCAGACCACGCTGAGTGATTGCTGACAGGTTGATGAGTAAATCTGTTTCTGCGCGGTCGATGTCGCGCTGCGATGGTTTGCTGTTGTTTGCAATTCCGTTCATTCATACTTTCCTTGGTGAAATAGAAAAATTGGCTATACAGGTGACACTGATAGCCAGTGATTTGATTTGTTTTGGGATTCGCTTTTCAGCGACGTAGGCAGAAATGCCGTTGTGAAAAGTGTGATGGTAAAAGGCGGTTGCTATGCCGCCATATAGCGATGCGGGTAAAGAATCTGCATCTCACTAATTTCTGCGTTGAAGAAGCGTGAGATTTTTTCTGCGGTTTCGATTGATGTCAGTTGCTTTCCGCGCTCAATGCGGCTCAGGTTCCCAACATCAATCTTTGTTGCCGCTGATAGCTCCGCAAGTGTCATGCCGCGATCTACCCGCATTTTTCTTAATGGTGTATTCATAACAACCTCCATAAAATGCGTACTACGCATATTACAACATAGCAATAATTTGCGCAATACGCTTTGCGGCTCACGCAAAAAACTTATTAACTGAGCGTATGAACATAGGTAAAAGAATAAGAGAACTTCGCGTAGCGAAGAAGATGACAATCCTTGAACTGGCTACCGCTGTAGGAAGCGATGTTGGCAACATCTCGCGTCTTGAGCGTGGAAAGCAGGGGTATTCTGAGGCCATCCTGATTAAGATTTCTGATGTCTTAGGCATTCGTGTTGCTGACCTTTTCACTCAAGAAGATGTGGAGGTTCAGCCATTTGTTGAAAACAAAGAAGAAGGAATTTATGTGGTCGATGTGCTTGATGCCAGTGCCAGTGCTGGCAATGGCGAATATAACCACATGGAAGTTGATGACACGATCAATAGCATCACTTATGACAACGCAAAGGCTCTGGAGATTTTTGGTAATAGACCAGCTGAAAACATCAAGGTTATTACGGTATCAGGTGACAGCATGTCTGGCACCATTGAAACTGGAGATAGCATTTTTGTTGATATATCAAAGAATTATTTTGATGGTGATGGGATTTACGTCTTCTCCTACAAGGGAGCATTGCTGGTCAAAAGACTTCAATTTACAGCTAATGGGCTGCTGGTCAGATCTGATAACAAAAAGTATGCCGATTGGGTTATTAACGATAAAAACGAGCAGTACCTGAACGTTGTTGGCCGGGTAATTTATAGCCACGGAATTAGCCGTTACGTGTAAACACAACCTTTTAATGGTGGGAACAATCATGGGCTGGCTGCAAAATATAATCATTAAATGGAGCAACGGAAACCGCGTTAAAGAAATTACTAATTTCGTTAACATGCTTGCTGTTATGGATGCGGAAGAGTTAGCCCTTACGGTGGCAGTTGCTACCGATATCAGACACAAGTTACTCGACAATGGGTTAAATGTTATGGATCCAGCCATAGCAATAACAGCAGATCCATCAGCAATATTTAGAATATCAACAACAATAAAATCTTTGCAAAAGAGCCAGAACATGCTGGAAGCAGCTGGGTTAATGGTATGGGCGCACACCCTAAGAGGGGCTGACTCCTTGGAAGTAAGGGGTATGACCAGGAAAATGTGGGGAGAACTTAGCCGAGGATTCCCATATGTCATTGACGCAAATTTAAATTTTTATTCAATGACCAACTCCCTTCTTAACATAGATGGATATGACGAATTTCCAGCAGGAATGACCCCCACCCCCCTCTAACCCCTTCAAACAAACCTCAGTATAAAAATAAATAACATTGCAAATCAGTGTATTGCTGGTTTGCATTGTCACGAAGCTAATTTTGCGTTTGACGCATTTGCGTAATACGCATATATTTACCCCATCAGCAGGACGCACTACTCACCAGGACGGTGAACATACAACGATTCAGGTACGAATCTACGCGGCTGAAAAGCCGGAATTAACCAAAGTGAGCTTTGGGGTGATGTGAAATGCAGCCGCCAGACGGCAACCGGAAGATAAGCATCCGGCACATTACCACCAAAGTTCACCAGGAGGTTTCTATGACACGCAGAACAGCTTTCACTGGTTCATCCTCAGGCCGTCGCCGTGAGCGACGCGCAGCTCTCCAGAATGCAGTAACAGCAAGTACAGAAACACTGCACCGCCCAACTTTGAGCCGTGCACAGATTCAGGCAACAGGGAGTCATTTCACTCCTGCAAGCCTGGAAGAAGCTACGCCGATTAAGTTTGTTGCTCAGGATGCTGAATGGGAGCGCGAGGAATATATGCGCAACCTGGAACGCGCGGCGATTCTGTATGGCAATGAGCTTCGCCAGCCAGCAGAGCGCAAAAATCATCGCGTTTTATACAGCAAGCCACGCACTGAGATGGGTATTACCTGTGCAGGGCGTCAGAAAGTAAAAGGCAAATCAATTCCGTTAATTTGAGGTGAGATATGGGGTCAATGAGCTATTGCTTATTTAGGAACACAGCAAGCGATTTTTCAGGGTGCCTAGAAAAGATAGGAAGCGCACAAAACATTAATGAGTTTTCGGCTGGAGAGGCTAGCGCGGCGCGTGATTTAAGGGAGATGGCAGAGCAATACATTGAATGGTTCGATCAGCTTGAATCAGAACCATTGGATGATGACGAAGAATCCGAAGAAGAATAACACAGCATAACGCGGCCTTTTTATTGCCGCTATTTCTAACAGGAGGGGGATGAATGTTAAAGAACTTTAAAGTTGTCTTAAGAGAAACAGGCGAAGTGGTTCATAGATTATTGGAAAGTGGAAAGCAGGAAGCGGAAGAGCTGGCAGAGGACATGGGATCTGAAATGTTCCTTTATATGGTTATTGAAGAACCACCCACCGAGTAAACGCTGATAGCTAATTCCCTGAGTTAGCTATACGAATACCCTCATTACCCTTGATGTTCTTGCCGCTCTATATGGGCGGCTTCTTTTTTGCATCTGAGTAATGGTTATTAAGCCATTAGCCAAATGCAAACACACAAACTAAAGGAGTGAGCAATGAGTGAAATTACGGATTTAGTCGTGATTGAACCAGTCAATGCACTGGCCGTCTTTAAGTCTGCGGATCAGATTGAAGATATTCTGCAAAAGGTTGAGCGTGAAGTTATGTCCTTTGTGCCTGATGTTACTACGGCAAAGGGCAGAAAGGAGATCGCTTCTCTGGCATATAAAGTCGCACAGACCAAGACGTATCTTGATGGTCTTGGTAAAGACCTAGTAGCAGAGTTGAAAGAAATTCCAAAACTCATCGATAGCAACCGCAAAACTGTTCGTGACAGACTTGACGAATTGAAAGAAAAAGCCCGACAGCCATTAACTGATTACGAGGCCGAGCAGGAGCGCATCAAACGGGAAGAAGAGGCGCGTATTGCTGCCGAGGCGCTGGCTAAACAGGTCGAAGCCGGTCATGAAATCGCCCTACTCATGAATGAAAAGTTTGACCGTGAAGCGGTAGAGGCGAAAGCGGAAGCAGAGCGTCAACGTATTGCTCATGAGGATGAGCTAAAGCGCCAGGCAGCAGAAAAAGCAAAACGCGAAGCAGCAGAGGAAGCGCAGCGCGTAATCGACGCCGCAGCCGCCAGAGAGCGTGAAGCAACCCTGGCAAAAGAACGCGCCGAACGCGAAGCCAAAGAGCAGGCAGAGAAAGCGGAGCGTGACCGCATTGAAGCCGAGCAACGCGTTGAGCGCGAGAAAAAGGAAGCTACTGAACGCGCCGAACGCGAGAAACAGGTCGCCATTGCAGAAGAGAAACGGAAAGCTCAGGAAGAAGCCGACCGTATTCGTCGTGAAGCCGAAGCCAAAGAGAAAGCTCGCTTGGCAGAAGAGAAACGTATTGCTGATGAAGCTGCCGCTCGCGCTGCCAACGAAAATCACCGTAAGGCAATAGGTGCTGCAGTCGTTAAAGCGCTGACTGAGCACACAAGCATTAGCCGCGAACAAGCAATTGAAGTTCTGACCGCACTGAAAGACGGATTAATCCCTAACTCCGGCATTCATTACTAACCAAATCAATTAAGGAATCCCACGATGACATTAGCTATCGCGGGCGGTGCCGTCGTGGCTCGCCCTTTCGACCCCATTTTATCTATTCAGCACTCACGCAAAAATATTCTGACGGGTGCTGATTTTAAACAGCCGCGCGTTAAAAGCCTGCTTGAGCGCCTTGTCGACTTTCTGAATCAGAGTGTGCAGCCATGAGTTTACGAGACATGACTGATGAGCAATTTGCTCGACTGATGAAAGACCTCGGCGTTCCTGTGAAATTACCTGAGCCTGAGAGGAAGAAGCAATGATACCCGTCGAGTTAGCAAAGACACCGGAAGAAAGTCGTCTGAAACGCGCCTGCCACATCGCAGAGGCGCGTTACTGGCGTCAGGTAGGTAATCGTAGCCAGAAGCAGCTGCATCTTCGCCTGGCGCGTTACGAGAGACAGTCGTGTCGTGAATTTCTCGGCAATGATTTGCCGTTTTGAGGTGAGATATGGAATCGAAAAAAGTTTACGCAGCCATTAGCGCAGTAGCCAAGGAAATGGCAACTACTGGCATCAGTAAGGACAGGCGTAACCAGCAGCAAGGATTTAACTTCCGTGGCATTGACCAGGTTTATAACGCGCTGGCCCCCGCTCTTGTTAATCACGGCCTTTTAATTCTTCCGCGCATTACCGAGCGCACCGTAACTGAGCGCACCACAAAGCAAGGAGGCGTCTTATTTTATGTCGTTGTTAAGGCTGAATTCGATTTTGTCAGCACGGAAGACGGAAGTATGCATACCGTAACGACATACGGAGAAGCAATGGACAGCGGAGACAAGGCAACCAACAAAGCCATGTCTATCGCCTACAAATACGCTGCGTTTCAGGCTTTCTGTATTCCGACAGAGGAGACCGCCGTTGATGCTGATGCGGAAGTTCACTCAGTAGCGCCACGAAGCCCGGATGACATCCTGAAAGACTTCTCTTCTCAGGCTGCTGATTGCCAGTCACTGGAGGAGCTTAAAGGGATTTACAAGCCAGCATGGAATGCTCTGGCGTCAGCACCAGAACACCAACAAAAATGCGTCGAGGTATTCCAGACGCGCGGCAAAGAACTACAGAGGGCGGCATAAATGTCCAGAGGCGTAAATAAAGTAATCATCATCGGACGGTTGGGGCAAGACCCGGAGGTGCGATATTCACCGCAAGGAACTGCATTTGCCAACATGACAGTAGCCACATCGGAACAGTGGCGCGATAAAACTACCGGAGAGCAGAAAGAGCAAACTGAATGGCATCGCGTAGTGCTGAGTGGAAAGCTGGCTGAGGTCGCTGGCGAGTATCTGCGCAAGGGCTCAGAGGTTTATCTGGAAGGCAAATTGCGCACCCGCAAATGGACAGATCAGTCAGGCACTGAAAAATACACAACGGAGGTGTTAGTAGGCGTCGGAGGAACTATGCAGATGCTGGGCGGCAAGCAAGACTCATCGCAGCAGCCAAAACAGCAGCAACAGCAAAAACCTCAGCAACAACAGCGCCAGTCACCACAACAGTCTAATGAACCACCGATGAATTTTGACGATGATATCCCATTTTAATCAATGAGTTGCAAGCACCTCGTCAGAAATACTTAATTTAACGGAGTAACAACCATGCCATCACCTCTTGACCGGGGCGAGTATTTTGCACGCCCAAAACCACTCGGCACTAAAGAAGAGGTGCTGGCTGGTTTATTCAAATACCTGGATGAAACGTTAGGTACACATACACCGACAGAGAGCAAGGATGCTCGAATGGAAAGGAAACTCAGAGAGCGGAGAAGCGCCGAAATATGGCGATCAAATTACCTCGCATCATTTCTGCCTGACTGGGTTTGCGTCGGGCCGAGAAAACCATTTGGCGATTACACCGACCAGCGTCATCTCAATTATACAGGCCGCTATGGGCATACCCGTAGTGACTAAGGAATTCATCATGAAACTCAACATCGAAATCGGCTCTAAATACGTCATCACTGGAACAACTCACGACCTGGTGTTAAGCGAAAAACGCATCGTCAAGGATGGCGAAAAAGCTGGTCAGGAATATCTCTCACGCCTCGGTTACTACAGCAAATTTGAGCACCTGGTCAAAGAGCTATGCCACCGAGAAATTCTGGCATCAGAAGCGCAATCATTACAGGCATTGCATCAGCATATTGAGGCGCTCGGATTATCGCTGAGTAAAGCATTGGATGATTTCGTGGAGAGTAAATCATGAGAAGCCAAGCCTACAATCCCGATATAACTCCGGGTGATTTAATCATTCGCCAGCGCATTAAACCCTTCCCTCCCCGCTCTGAATTACTCAACCGAAATAGTTTCGATAACGAGCATAGACTTGCTAATAACAGATACCTCACTGCACGATTAAAGGAGATGCAGAAATGTCAGTAAAAGACCTGGTAGAAAATATTAAGCATAACGGCCTGCTGGTATCAGCCTCTCTACTTGAGAAGCTCTACACCATTGCAATTGAAAACGAGCAAAAGCTGGTAGCAGTGACTGAGCAGCGCGACGCGTTGGTGGAGGAGAATGTGGTGATGAAAGGATTTGGCGAAAAGTTAAATGATATGCGCAACAACCTTAACGGCGAAGGAACAGGAATTCAGGGCCGTGCGGAAGTAGCCTGCCAGCAAGTTGCTCTGGAATCGGCCATGGAAGAATTTGACGCCATCAAAACCCCCGCCACCGACGCCGCAATCGCAGCTCTGAGAGCGGAAGGGGTGGAGATGTTAGCTGAGCGGCGTAAGAAAGCCGCTGATATCGCAAGGCAACGTGACGACCTGTGCATTGCTGACTCACTTGGAGTCGAGGCCATTCGTGCTCAGATGTTTGCCAATGAGCTTCGCGAGAGCAAAGGAGCGCAGAAATGAGTAAATCACTAAAAGCCCGGTGCATTCGCCGCTGGGAAGTGGAGTTTAAACCAGTTAGCGATTCGAAAGTAAGTCCGTACTGGCGTAAGCGGCACATCCGCGGCTACATACGGGAATGTGCATTAACTACGGCTGATTGCATGGTTGAGCGGCTGGCTGAGGATAACGCCCGCGTAGACTTCTGCGGTTACACCTATGGCTGGTCTCCTGAATTTGCCGCCTGGTATGACGAACGCCGCGAACAGTACCGCAAAGAGGCGCTGGAACACCTCAATGAGGATGCCACCAACGAAGAAATTGACGAAGAAATTCAGAACGAACTGGAGGCCTGGAATGATTAACAGCGAACAGATTCAGGCACGTGCTGAGCAAATCATTGATGATATGAAAATTAAGCACGGGGTGAATGATTTCTATGCGCCCGTAATGCTATGGGGTGAGTTTCTCTCCCTGCTGGCAGAGCGTGACGCTGATAAGGCGCTGATTGCGGAGCTTGCTGGCGCTCTTGAAGATTGTGTATATCGCATCGATTGCACGATTACAAAAGGCGAAGCGACGTTACTTGATATCGAAACAGCTAGAAAAGCTCATGCGTTATTAGCTGGCATCACTTTAGTCGTGGGGGAGTGAAATGAAAAATATAAATTTATTCAACGATGGTAACGACATCAACTTGTGTGCGAAAGGAATTCACACGAAAGAGGCTGTATTAAAAATGGCTGTTGATGCTGGGCTGATTGACGCGGACGATAATTTTTCCGGCGAGGCTGAATCCGGTTGGTGGAAGGCGGTTCCGCATTGTGAATGTGGCGTTGAATACTGGCAGTCTAACGAGTCAGTGCGCGGTGCATTTCAGGCAACTTTCGTCAGCAAGTGGGGTTAATCATGACAGCACAATTACCGAAAGAGCGGTTGAAAGAAATTGCCGAGGATGGCTTTGTTGCCCACGGTGAAATTAAAGCAATGGCCCGCGCACTCCTGGCGGCGCATGAGCAAGAGCCGGTGGCGTATATGTGGGACAGTGAAAGAAAGGACATTGACGCACCGGGATTTTATCGGCCCGAGCATCTCATTTTTGCAGAAAGTAACGTCAAAAAGTACGGAGGTAAGGTAACTAGCCTTTATGCCCACCCCGCGCCAGTCCCTGCGGTATCAATGCCCGCTGACCTGCATCCAGATACTAAAAAACTGGTTGGTGACTTCTTACAGGCGCTTGCAGAGAAGCTGTATAAAGCACAACTGAAATATGGCTACGACGCAGACTGGAAACAGGACGGATGGCCCACCCAATGCCAGGCGCATTTTCATCAGCATATCGCCAAAGGAGACCCGCGCGACGTTGCGGCTTACTGTGCGTTCATGTGGTATCACGGATGGAAAACTGAGTCTCAAGCGCCAGTCCCTGCGGTGCCGGATGAAATTAGCACTACGGATGCGATGAAGATAATGAATGGTCGGGTTATTACCATGTCGGTACACGCCGCATACAAGAATGGCTGGAACGCCTGCCGCGCCGCCATGCTCAACGGGGGTAATTCATGAAAGACGAAACGTTGTTGCCGTGTCCGTTTTGTGGTGGTAAAGCCGAATTTGATCATGATGACTACAACCTCATCTGGATATCTTGCAGCGCATGTGGAGTCTCAACCGATACTGCATATCATTCAGGAGCTGACGCAAGAGAAACCTTGCGGGAGGCTTGGAATCGTCGCGCACTCCAGTCCGGTAATTCAGGGCGACTCAATCGCGCAAATTCATTCACGGATGATGAACTTATGGGCATGGCTCACGGTGATAACCCGGTTGCCAATGCGTACCGTGAGTTGCTGGAGTTTCGTCGCAATGCTGCGGGTGGTAATTCAGCGCAACCTGTAATGACGAGTAGTAAGTTGGAAAGTGGTGAAAACTGCTGGTCATGTGGTAAGTATTTTACATACACACAGCACTCTGAGTGCGATGGATACTGTCCACACTGTGACTCGCCTGTTGACCTTGACGATTAAGAGGAGCAAACATTGAAATTAGTGCCAGTGGAGCCAACGGAAGAGATGATTTCCAATGCATGGAGGGAGGCCGTTGGAAAATGCGATCATGAAACCATCAAGCGCATATACGCAGCAATGCTTACCGCAGCGCCGAAAGCACCTGATGGCTGGATTCCGGTAAGCGAGCGGATGCCTATGCAGCCCCTGGAATTCGATGCTATGGGAACTCTGCGATTTAAAGAAAACGCCATTGTCAGAAAAATGCTGGATTACTCAAGGGAGCATGGTTACGGGCTAAATGAGATGGCTTTGGAAGACTTTACTCCAGATGACCGCATGCAGCTTATGCAACTTATCGGATACAGCCTGAGTGGTTACGGTGAATTATCTTTTGTATCTGATGAGTCTTATAACAGAGCGGAAGCCGCAGCGCCGAAGGTGACGCCATGAAAATCAAAAAATTTGGCACAATAAGGCATGAAGGAAAGGATGTAATTATCGAAGGTTTCATATGGGTAGCCGAGAGCATTGGTGATTATTTTTTATCTGATTACCAGCGCTGCAAAATAATATGTGATTTTATTTTAGACAATTGCGAGCCTGTAGAGAGTATCGTTGATTTCAGCGCAGAGCGCATTGTTGCTGACGCCATTCGTAAAGCCAAAGTGAGCGGGGTGTGACGCCATGACTCTTATCACTCTGCCAAAATGGGCTGCGTTAATTGTCTATGTAATTTTCTGGCCTGGCATAAGTTCCGTTCTGTGCGTATGGCTGACAATAGATAGTGGCTATAACTGGACGGGTTTCGCGGCAGGTATATCAGCATCCATAGCGGTACGCGAAATGTTTAAGTTGAAGGAGATATTCTTCAATGACTAACCACATCATCAAATACGACCACAAAGACGGCGTGAAGCTGTCAAAACGTAAAACAAAGACATGGTGTGGGGCGCAGCTTGAAACATTCGACTGGACGTTTCTTGACGCACAGCATGCCCTGCTGAGCATAGACCAGGGCTCGCTGGTAGTTCCATGCGAAAAGTGTCTGGCAGCAATCATCAAAACGGCGAAGGGGGTGTGAGGTGAGCAGATTACACGAAGGCGGCATCGCAATCATCATTGGTGGCAACCCTGAAACAATCGGCCTTGTTGTGACCACTGTAAGGCCTGTATTACCAGGTGGAATAATCGTAACTCCATGCGGTAAAAAGTTCTCTAATGGTGGATCATTTCGCTGGTTAATACACAGTAATGAGTTGTGTGTAAAGCTATCAAATGGCACGGTAATTGATGATTATTGCCTGTGCTTTGAGCATCATTTAATGCCGATCGATGGCGCTGACTTCTCGCACGAATATGAGCCAAGAAAGGTAACTATTGATGCCTAGCAAGCTAAAACAGCGCAGTATGCGCAAACCCTGACAGCTTCGCAATAGCGGGGCTTTTTATTGGAGCTAATCATGCCGCCGTGGCCCGTTACTGCTGTGCTGGCAGTGCTGTGGATTATTGCAGCTATAGCTGACAACCAAATGATGACTATGTGGTTTAAATGACTCGCTTAGGCGGGTTTTGTTTTATGGAGAATATGATGAAACTGATTGATATGTTAATTAATGCTTTTGAAATTACTGGCGGCTGGCCTCAAGGAATCGACGCCATCTCTCAGGAGCAGCATGGGCTTATTCGCGGATATGTTAATGTTAATGGTCATATTTACATGTATCCGCTTTACATGCTGCAATTGTCTTATGGTTTAGCAGAAGATTACGAAACTGCAATCATCACCCACGACCAATACGAAGCAGCACTTGCGGCATCGCAGAAGGTTGAATGGGATGGTAATGGATTGCCTCCGGCCGGGTGTGAATTCGAATACCTCACCTCAAGTGGAGCATGGATGCCTGCGAAGATGAAATATTGCGGAAGAATATTCGCTATTGTTGACATCAAAGGACAAGAGAGCTGGTTGCGTTTGGCGGGATTGAATGTGCGTACAGTTCTACAAGAAGTCGATATGAAGCGCGATGAAGCGATTGAAGCCATCGCAAGTTATGCGCTTCCATATAAGTGCGGTGCGGATATTTACGACGCCATCTCAGCCGGGAAAATCCCCGGCGTCCGTATCGAGTAACCCCATCACCGCATCAACATAACCGCCTACAGGGCGGTTTTTTATTGGAGGAAATTTATGGCAGACCAGAGCAAGCATTACGATTACTACATGGTAGAGGGTGAAGATGTCAAAGACCTCATCCAGGGATACGAAAAAATATCCAGCGAGCGAAATTTATGGCTTCTGGAGGCGGCTAACAAGGTTGGCGCTGTTGCATGGACGCTAACTAGCGATTGGGGCGGTGATGGTGGTCTAATCCAAAGCTTTGTTTTTGATAAAACGCATCATTTCCCATGCCCTATCACCATTAAAAGAGAGGATTTCTTTGATGGTCGTCGGGTGATGGTTGCTCGCGGAAAAGGAAATACAAAAGAAGGTCGTGAGTACAATAAGATCCTTGATGCGGTTCGTGATGAGGCCAATCGTAAACTGAAAAAACTTCCGCAATGGAATGCATATATCGTCAACCATTATGGGGTTATGCGAACTGGGATCGGTGGGCAATCTGGTAGCGGCTTCGGTTTCGCTATGCTTTCCACTTATGGTGGTCAGCACCCACTACGTGATGACTGTCTGGTATTTGGAATTCCAAACAACAAAGAAGAACGGCACGGCGAAGTAGTTATTCCTGCCAGCTTCCAGAAAATAACTTACGGTCAGTTTTATGACATCGTGAACAGCAAAAAAGAAGAGGCTGCCTGATGGCGGCCTTTTTATGCCCGGAGATAACCAATGGATAAATTCCTGACCGTTTCCGACCTTGCTTCACTCCTGCAAATATCCCCTTCCACTATTTACCGCGACCCTACCCGCTACAACATGTTCAAAGTCGGTGGAGCGTGGCGAGCAAATGAAGAAAGCGTGGCAAATTTTTCTCGTACACCTAACAATGTCATCCGGCTGGCTGTGGTCGGTAAGGAGTATACAGAATGCCGATCTACAAAAGAGGGAAAAACTACTGGGTTGATATCTCGGCTCCAGACGGATCGCGAATTAGACGCTCTGCTGGCACCGAAGACAAGAAGAAAGCGCAGCAATATCACGACAAGATAAAGCATGAGCTATGGGATATCACGAAGCTTGAGAAGAAGCCAGAGCATGCATTTGAGGACATCATTCTTTTGGCGATGAAGGATGCAGAGGACCAGGCGCTATATGAAACCAAGAAGGGATACGCAAAATACTGGCTATCTGTTTTCAAAGGGCGAACGCTTTCTTCTATTAAGGGTGATGAGATAGCAAGGATGATGCCTACTCACTCGCTTCACAAATCACGCAAGCCACTGGCTAACGGAACTGTGAACAGGTACAGGGCTTTTATCGTGCGGGCCTTATCTCTGGCGTTTAAGCATGGGTGGATAGAGCACAGGCCATACGTACCGTCACTAAGGGAGCCAAAGGTGCGTGTGCGCTGGATAAGGAAGTGGCAGGCGAGAGAGCTTATTGATGGGCTTTCTACAGATATCATGAGGCGAATCGTCTCCTTCGCTTTGCTTACCGGAGCGCGGCGAGGAGAGATTCTGTCACTGACATGGGAAAATGTGGACATCGAAAACAGGAATGCAGTTGTCACTGCGGAAAATGCGAAATCAGGACGCGCCCGTGCATTACCGCTGAACGATGAGGCAATCAGCATTTTACGTGAGTGCGAAAAGACGTGCGATTTTGTTTTCTCTGTAAACGCTGAAAAACTCAGCGACATCGACAGGAAGGATTTTGAGCAGGCAACTACCCGGGCAAATCTTACTGATTTCAGGTTTCACGATTTGCGACACACCTGGGCAAGCTGGCACGTGCAGAATGGAACACCTCTGATGATGCTAAAAGAAATGGGCGGATGGGAAACGCTGGAAATGGTGAAAAAGTACGCCCACCTCAGCGCCGAACATTTGAACAAATTCGTTGGGTCTGTCACGTTTTTGGCACAGGAAAATGAGATTGAAGCGTTAATGAGCAGAAAGAATGCTGCAAATTACTGA